CCGAAGTCGATCTTGCAGAGCGCGATGTAGGCTTGCTTGGGCATGTAGCGCTCCTCAGGCCACAGCCGCGGCCCACAGGAAGCCAAGGTCGTTGGCGGGCAGCACTTCCTTGACCGTGTCCACCACCTGCACGACCTGCGAGCCGTCCACGCCGATCTTCTCGTCGAACCAGTCGCGCACGCGCAGACCACCACCGCTCTCGGCGGTGAAGCCGAACGTGGAGGCGGCCTGGGTGCTGGTCACGGGCTCGGTGTAGATGGCCGCCGCGAACTTGCCCCAGCACCGCGCCATGGAGGGGTTCAGGCCCTTCTTGGCGCCGTTGATCCAGGCCTGGCCGACGATGATCTCCTGCAGCTCCAGGAGCTCGGCGACCTGCTGCCGCGTCACCACGCCCTGAGCGCCCAAGCCAGCGCCGGTGCCCTTGACGGCCTCGACGATGCGCGGATGTTGGCGCAGCTTGGTCCAGACGGCCTGGCCCAGCACCAGCTTGTTCGGCCGCATCAGCATGCCGTCGAACGCCGTGAGCATCGCGTCCAGCGGATTGCTGTTGGCGTAGTCGCTCCACTGCCCGGTGCCGCTCAGCGTGACGCGGTTGGTGGCCGCGTAGCTGTTCACGTTGAACACCAGGGAGGCCACGCGCTGCTCACGATCCAGCTGCACCAGGCGGGTGGTGTTCAGGGTCGCCTGACCCATGGGGTCGAAGGGCGTGCCCTGGGCATTGCGCACATCGGCCAGCGGCACGATGTCCTTCAGGCCGTAGTCGGCCGTGCTGTCGGTGACCTCGACGCCGCCGAACTCGACGACGTTAGCCTCCGACTTGCGGCCCATCTTGGTGTCAGGGACCGTGAAGGTCTCGTCCCGGTTCATGCGGAAGTACTTGAAGCTGTCGACCGCGACCGGCACGCGGGGCAGCACCATGTCCGCCACGAGCTGTTCGTTGCGGTACGAGATGGCAATCGCGGTCAGTGCCGGATTGATGGGAAACGGAGCTTGGGTGGGCATATCGTCCTCTGCAGATGTGAGTCGTCAGGCCGAACGGTCAGCCCTGGAAGGTCCCGGGGCTCACGGCCACGGGGATGACTTCGCCGGCAGCGCCGGCGCTGGCCATGGCCACGCCGATGACTCGGACGTTGGTGCCTGCAGCAGCCGTGGCGGCGATGACGCGGCCCTGGGCGTCCGAGGTGAGAAGTGCCCCACGCGTCAATGCGGCGCCGGCAGTGATGTCGGCGATGCCGTCGACGATCACGTCCAGGCGGGCGCCGGCGGTGTCTTGGCCCAGGTCAGACACGCCGACGTGGGCATCGGCAGCAGCCGAGGACTGAACGACCTGGCCGTCGGCCGCGCCGAACTTCAGCACGCGGTAGGGAAGGATCGCCGCCTCGGCGATCATCGACTTGGTGAGGCCGGGGTTAGGCATTGGCCTTCTCCTTCTTCATGGCCGCCAGGGCGGCGAGCGGGTTGAGGGTGCGGCCCTGCGCGCGGGCCTCGGCGACGCGCCGATCGATCTCGGCAGCCATCTCGCGCGCCTCGTCGAGCGGAGCGGCGGTCTTGTCGGTGGCAGCGGGCGGCTGCGACTCGCCGGTGGCGGTGGCATCTGCCGGCAGCGGCGCCGGACGATCGGCCTGCAGGTTTGCCAGGCGCTCGGTGCCCAGCTGGCGCTCGGCCTTCAGGACAGCCACCGCAGCCTGTTCGCCGGTGGTCTTGCCGTCCCACATCAGCGCTTCGATCAGCTGCTCGTGCCCGGCCAGGGACTGGTCACGGACCGCCTGGATGCGCCCGCGTTCGGCGTCGGCACCCTGCTGCAGCAGCACTGCGGCCGCCTCGGGGTGTTCGGCCCGGAACGCCTGGGCCTGCTCTTGCGGCGTCATGACCGCTCCTTTCTCGGTGGTAAATGGACCCGCTTCTTCGCGGGGCAACAGAGCCGTCGCCGTGGCACTGCCACTACGGCGACGACGGGAGAACGCGGCGGGCTCGGCGGCCAGCTGCTCCATGAGCTCGTCTTCGGTTCGCATGCCGTCGGCCAGGCCGGCATCGATGGCCAGGCGGCCGGTGAAGATCCGGCCGTCGGCCATGTCGCGCTCGACGGTCTCGGCGTCGACGCCGCGGTGTTCCGCCACGGCATCGATGAGCACGCTGTACAGGTAGTCCAGCTGCTGCTCAGCGCCGGCCAGGAACTCCGCGCTGGGCGGCTGACCGTTGAGGCTGGCGCGCTTGTACCGGCCGCGCACCAGGTCAAGCGTGTTCGGTGCCGGCTGATCCCAGCTGATGCGCTGGTAGACCCCGAGCGAGCCCAGCACGTCGGTCTGGCCCTCGATGTAGATGGCATTGGACGCACTGCCCACCCAGTAGGCCGCGCTGGCCATCACGCCGCGCACGAAGGACACCGTGGCCTTCTCGGCGGCCAGGGCCCGCAGCGCGGCAGCGGCAGCAGGAATGCCCAGCACATTGCCGCCGGGGCTGTCCCACACCAGCATGACGCTCTTCACCCGGCCGTCGGCCCGCATGCTCTGCAGCTGCTGGGTGAACATCTGCGTGCTGACGCCGCCGCTGATCTGCATCAGCAGGTTCGCCTTGGGCGCCATGACGCCCTGCACTTCCAGGCGCGCCACGCCTGAGGCGTTGACGGTGTAGGTCTGCTGCTCGCTGGCCAGCGGGCGGCCCAGGCGGGCTTCGATGGCCGCGATGTCGGGCACTTCGCCGCGCACATGCGCCGCGTACAGCGCCTGCAGCTCCAGGAGCCGCTGGGGCTCGATGGCCCAAGGCGAGATGAGCAGGTCGACGAGTGGCTTTGGCATGACGGGCGCCATCGTCCGGCCGCTGGGTGTGCTCTTTCCAGGAAGAAAAAGCACACCCCGGCCGGGCGCGCGCCTGGTCAGTCGTCGTCGTCGATGTCCGCTCCGACCGCCGCGACCTGCTCACAGATCCTGCGAACACCGGCGCGCGACATGGAGTACTCCCGCGCCAGCCACCCCCAGCTGCGCCCAGACCGCCGCTGCGCACGGATGGTCTCGTTGCGTGTCGTCACGTCGGTCCAGGACCTAGTGGCGAAGTAGATCTCTTCGCCGGCGAACTGCTGGCAGATCAGCTCGGCGTAGCCCATCGCGGTGTCGGCAGGCACACCAGCGGCTTCGAGCGTGCGAGCGATGAGGGCGCGCGGGGAGTCGTCGATGGGTTGCGTCATGTCAGGACTCCTCGTATGCGGCGCGCGCGCGGCGGCGGAAGGATGGGCGACTGGGGGACGGTGGGCACGATGGGCGCCGGCCGGCTCGGCGCCTCGATGACAGCCGGCGAGTCGGCTGGTGCAGCCGCGGCAGGCTCGGGCGAAGACGTCGGGACTTCGAACTGCGCGCCGGCGCCTGGCCAGGGAGGCAGCGGCTCTGGCACCGGCGTCGGTGCCGCGCCATCGAACAGGTCCGCCGTGGGCGGATACAGCGCGCGCTCCAGCTGCGCCCACTCGGCATCGGTGTACTGCCCCAGCTTCATGCGCTGCGCGCAGAACATCGCCAGCACGGTGCAGTCCAGATCCTCCTGGCGCGCCCCGCTGGCCACCTTCTCCCACCGACTGGCCACACCGCGCGCCGTGCGCACGTCGATGCGGTGCTCGTTGGTCATTTGGGTGAAGAAGTCGGCCTCGACCTCGTGGCTGACGTGCACATAACCCGGGCCAGGTTGGGCGATCCGCAGGCGGTTCAGCAACAGGTCCTTCGCCGTGTCCGTGCCGACGTGCCAGAGCTTCACGCCATCCTTGATGAGCTGGCCGTCGCTGTTCACGTCCTGCTTCGTCGGCGCGCCGGCCACGATCGGCCGATTCGCCTGCGTGGCGCCGCGTGTGGCGTGCACGCGCCGGGTGTCGCGCAGCATGCAGTACCGATACACCTGGTGCGTGAAGTGGCCGCCCGTGTCGATCGCCACCGAGTCGATGGCAAGCGTGCGGCCGGACTCGTGCGGGAATCGTGTCGTCAGGTAGGTGTCGAGCGACATCCACGTGGCCATCGAGCCCGGGTCGGACCAGAAGATCCGCCGATCGATCAGCCAGCTCTCGTCGTCGCGGCCCCAGGCCCACACGAGCGCGTGCAGGCGGTTGTCCTGCACGTCGACGCCGGCGGTCAGCACCAGGCCGCCCCGGGGCACGAGGCGCAGCCGGTACCGCTCCTGCTGGGCGCGTTGCTTCAGGATCTCGGCGGAGGTGGTGCTGCCCTCGGGCTTGTAGCTCTGGCCCAGGGTGGTGTTCGTCCACGTCTTGAGATCGGTGTCGTCGCCTTTCCGCTTGAGGCGCTCGGCCTGGATGCGCTCCTCCACGATGGACTGCCAGGTGGCTTGAGGCGAGTAGGCCGTCCACAGACTGAACCCGACACTGCGCGGCGGTGGCAGCTCCTGGCCACCGCGGGTGAAGAACCGGCACTCGGGGTCGATCCAGATGCCGTCCACCGTCATCCACCGGCCGAACTGCCACACCTGCAAGTACTCGGCCTGGGTGAAGCCCACGCCGCAGGCCTCGCAGATGTGCACCACCGTCTCGGGCTTGCCCTCGGACCACTTGAAGCCCGAGCGCGCGGTCTTGCTGCCCCATCGCAGGGGCTGCTCGTGCTTGCAGTGGGGGCACGGAACGTGGAACTCGAACTTGAGTTCCGAGGCCTCGAACTCGTCATCCGTCAGGCTGTATCCACGCAGCTTCGGAGTACTCCCCTTGATGTGCTTCGGATAGGTCGCGCCTTCGAGGCGCTTGTGGCTCAACTTGACCGCGCTGCCTTCCTTGTCAATGTCGCGGTTGAAGCCGTCCAGCTCGTCGAGGATGACCACATCGACCGTCAAACGCCGGAAGTTCTTGGCGGCTGTGCCCCCGCGTATATGTGTGGACGAACCCAAGAAGCGCTTCGTGCGCAAGGTGTTGTCTTTGGACCGCCGGAGGAACGCCGGGAAGACCGCGCGCATGGCCTTCACGTCGCGCAGCACGGGGTCGAGCTCGCCCTTGACAAAGTCCTCAGCGTCACCGTCGGTGGGCTGATAGACCAGCACGTTGCGGCGCTTGTGCGCAGCAAAATAGCCGTTCACCGCCAGCAGCATCTTGGTGTAGCCGACACGCGCGGGCTTGCGCACGGTGACGCTCGGGATGCGATCGTGGCCCATGCAGTCGAGCATGGCGCGCTGGAAAGGCCAGGTCGACCACTCGCCCTCGCGGTAACTCGACTCGGCCGACAGGTAGAAGTACTTGTCCGCCCACTGGCTGGCGCGCATGGGCTCCGGCACCCCGAACGCCGCCAGCCCGGCCTGCAGAACGGTCTTCAGAACGTCCCGCAGGCCTGGCTGGTCGGAGAGGTACTGGGCCAGCACGCCGGGCATCAGTCGGTGTCCTCTTCCTCGGCCTCGAGCGCTTCGAGTTCCTCCAGCGTCACGCCGGCCATCGCGTTGCGCGCGCGCACCAGCGCGCCCTCCAATTGCGCCAGGGCATCAGCGGAGAGTTCGGGGCAACGCATCCGCACGTCCGCGGGCAGCGCCTCCAGGACCACGCTCACGCGCCGCCCAGCCAGCGCGAGCAGCTGAGACAGCACACCGACCGGCAGGACCTGTTTCCGCTTCTCGGCCAGCTGCAGCTCCACCATGGCCCGCTGGCTGCGCTTGAGCTCGGCGCTGGCCGACGCCAGGTCACCGGCGCGACCGGCCGCCTCTTCGCGCAGGTGGTCGCAGTACGCCTTCAGCCATCCGCCGCCGGTGCGGCCGACCTTGAGGATGCCGCGCGACACCAGGCTGCTGACCGCGGGCTGAGAGATGCCCACGAGCTCGCCGAACTCGCTCTGTGTCAGCTCACGGTCGAGCACTGCACACCCCCTTCGACATAACCCCCGTAGGGCAACGTTTGACTACAGAAAGCGCGGGGCTCGAATGACCCGTTTTGCCCACCCCCTGGGAGGACCCGCCCGGGCGCACCAACCCGGTGCGGGTCGGCCGGACCGCCCGGCGGGGACCTGCCGCCCGCACCATGACCGAGCCGCCCATCACCGCGTGCCCCCGGCCGACAGAGGCAGGCCACGTCGGGCCGAAGCAACCGCCTGATCCAACAGAACGGGCAGCGCCTTCGCTGTCGCGCCCTGCAGTTCAGCGAAGAAGTCCAAGCGAGCCCGATAGTTCGTGGCCTTCACGTAGGTGAGCACCTGGCGAACGGGTGCAGCGGGGCCTGCAGCCTTGCGGGTGGCGATCTGCCGCACCCACACACCAGGCTGCAGGCCGCCACGCGTGCCCGGCAGCACCACAAAGTACTCGAAGCCGAACCTCTTGCCGATGCCACGCTTCCGCTTGGCGCGGCCCTCATCGGTGATCGAGCTGCGGCGCACCTTGTTGTCCACCCTCGCGGCCCTGAGGTAGTCCAGGATCTCCAGGACATGGCCACGGCTCATGTTCCCGAAGGCGTCCATACGGGCAGCGGAGCCCGGGATGGCATACCACCCACGGGGCAGCAGGCCTGACTTCTGAAGGGCACGCTCTGAGCGCTTCCACCGCCGCGTGCCACCCTCGATCTGGGCCCGCAGGTAGGACTGAGCCGGCACGCCAGAAGCGCCCACATCGCCCTTCCCTCGCACAGCCACCAGGCCTTCCGCCTTGCCCGAGGCCTCCAGCTCGACCAGGAGCGAACCCAGCGCGTAGGCAGTGGGCCGGTCGAAGACCGATCTCATGCGGGCGTACACAGCGTCACGCCCTTGGTTCAGCGCCTGCTGGGTCGCGGTGCGCGCAGCCTTCTTCACCACGTCAGGCACCCTGCCGATGCCGTCAGCCACGCGCTGAAAGCGCTGTTCCATCCCGACCTTCATGTGCCCTCCTGCGCGGCCGGCGGCCGCATCACGGCGGCCATGGGGCCGCCCATCGCCACGCCCAGCGCCAACGTCCGCATGAGATCGGGATCCGCACTGAACGGCGTGCCCACGACGTAGCCGGCCTCCATCGCCCAGAACCATCCCGGCTCGCCCGCCATGCCCCGGCGCACCGCTTCGGCGACGTGAGCCGCACCCCATGCCGCCTTCCAAGCCTCCAGCTGAGCCCAGACCTTCGGCATCACCTCCCGGTACCGGACTTGGCTGGGCCCTTCGGCTTCACTTCCGTCCAACCGTCCAACCTGAGGTCTCGTGTGTGCGCCTACGTGTGCACCCGCGGGCCTGCGCGGGCCTGCGCTCACGCCCGCCTGCCCGCCCACGCCTGCACGTGCCTGCGCATGAGGCGCTGAGGAGGTTGGACGAGGTTGGACGGACGGCCCCGCGCCCTGGGCAAAACCCGGCCGTCCAACCTGCACGTCCAACCTTGGCGAAGGTTGGACAGCGCCGAGGTTGGACGACGTGATGCCGTGCGGCCGCGCAGGCGCCGCCGCCGGGTCGGCGGGGTAACGCGGCACCATGGTCATGGGCGACCTCCAGAAAGGCCGCCATCGGCCCGCGGAGAGGCCTCGGCGGCGCCATCACTGGTCGAGGTACCGGCTGCCGCGCGCGCGGGAGAAGCCGCGCTGTCGCCGCTTGGCCGCCAGTAGCGCCACAGCCGGGGGCCGCTGGAGTCGCGGCGCTTGTGCCAGCCAAGCTTGTGCATGGCGATGCCGATCCGCGTGC